GTGGATGACTACCATCCCTGGATCAGCCCGCTCTCATACGCTGCATCTTAAATGAATTCAAAATTGTTGCGCTCATGCAAGTTCAGATTATCTTGCTTCCTTCTACTCCCCTAAAGGAGATGAACGACAGTCCCTATGAGATGATCGGTCCGGTAGTTTCGGGGCCCAAGGTCGCGCGTACTTCACGCCGCAACCTCCCTGGAGCACGGATCGTGCCCCTTAGAACTTGTGTTTCAGTGTCTTTTTTATAAATTCTTGGAAACCCTCCCTCCTTGGTGTGTCTCGTCCACATGCCAAACCAATTGCACATGCGAAGTCATAGCCCCATCCTCGGTACGCCCTCTGAGTGACCACCTTCCGTTCCAGCGTAGCTGGTTCGGGAGATGGGTCCCAAAAGTACGAACCCAGGATAGGATCAGGAAGATCCCTTCGATTTTCTTTCTTCTGCTGTTGTAGTTGTTTAAAGTTACGTTCTTTGTGTAACCAGTCCCTTTGTTCTCGGAAAGACGGATAATTGTCAAGCCAGTAACGCTCTTCTCCATCACACCGACCTTTAACCGGTAAGAATAACCCTAGACGAATGTCCGAAAAGTGATTCTTTACCAGTCGATAGTCGATGCGATCGAGTCGAACGCCCTCCATGAGATGCTCGTAGGTCGAGTTATAAACAGGATCATAATATTTGAACAGATCCCGAAAATAACCCGGCAAACTTGCAAGTTTCTCTCTCATAGAGGCAGCCTCCCGCTCTTTCTTTTGCTCCTTGTTCTCCCCCTTCTTCAGGCCCATGTAAATTCCCATATTAAGGTATGGTACATGCTTGCCGAGCACCCTGACATCCTCGTTGCTGCACTTAATGTACGTCGAGTTTACCATTGCAAACTGCTTGCTCCAGTAGTCCTTTCCCAATGAAGGGATTAAACCAGCTGAAGTAGTAGCCTTGCGCCAGTAAGCTTCGAAGCGCCTAGTACATAGGAAAAGAATGTCATCGCCATTAACCAGTGCCGGTAGGTCCCTCAAACGCCAGTACCTTTCGGTCCAGGATTCGACAGCCCACCTGAGTATCGCTAAGTTAATGACACAAAGAAGTGGAAAGGAGAACAGTGACCCCATCAGCTGACCATTGCGCATGCTGTACTTATCCAAATCGCCCGTCTTCTTGTCCCGACCCTTGACAATCTCCCCTTGCGTTAGATTTTCACGTAGTAGATTTCTTAAATCCTCATTCATGTGATCTATCGCAGCGAGAGTGCAGTCGGCGTGCAATTTGTTTGTAGCAGCAGAGAAGTCCCCAGATTTCCATCCATAATCATCATCACCTAATCTATCGATTGGGTCGGCAATAATTGATTGTAGAAAGAGTTCTTGAAATCGGCTTCCAGGTTCCTCCCCCCTCGTCAGTCCAAATTGCTCATACTTTTGGAGTTTGCTCCATAAGCTCTTTTGGACGTCCGAGAAGAACGCGTTGGTGTTGTAGGGGCCAGCAGTAATAGGCCTTACCTTAAGAGGTTCGCGAATTGGACACGCCTTCCATAGACCTCCCCTCTGGATTATAGCTCGAAGCCTTTCCTCCCTAAATTGGTCGAGGAAGTCCGGCTTGTTGCTGTAAACCCAGAAGGGTGTAGGACAGTGTTGAGGGTGGAAAGGAACCATATAGATTCCAACTATCTCAGGTCTGTCGACCCAAGATAGAAGGTGTCCACGTGGTCCCCCCGTCGATCGCTTATACTCATAAGATGATTTGTCAGAGACTTGGTGCGTCAACGAAACATGTCCCCAGTTAACCTTGATGTTTTTGAATACTTCTTTCGAAGTTCTTTTAATACATTCAAGGATCTCCGGAGGCGTTGTATGTTCCGTCGTCAGGTCTTCTTCTAAGTCCTTTAAGGATTGCTTAACCGTCTCGTCAGAGACAGTTGGCATTCCTTTCTTCAGACCGAGAAGAATAGTGGTGCGCCAAAGATCCGATCCCGCGCCTCTTCTGAAGCAATATTCCGCCATCTTCCTACCCCAATGACCTGGTGCCAGCAACTTAGGGTTACCGCTTGTCTTAAGAGTAGGAAGCTCCTGGTTACGCGCGTATGCGAAAAGATAGACAGTCCTCTCCTTTAGAGTGACCGCCCAACTATCGTCAAGTACACGTTCGTACCAGAAGAGAACAGCTTGTTCTAGCTCCTCCAGTGTTGGAAGATTCTTTGTCCATTTAAGGGAATCTTTCAGAGGCTGAGACCGATTCTTTCTTAACAGCGTCTCGATTGTCTGCGCCGTCAATGGTCTTTGTTGATGTTGTCGTTGTAAGTCGTTATGTAGTAAGTTAGAGTGTGAGTTAGGTGTATGTTGTGTAGTTTGGTCAGTAGCAGAAGTTAAGTTTGTTGCCGTATTAGTACCTACAGAACCCAGCTGGATAGCCTCCCACGCCCGATAAAGGACGTGGACTACCTGGCATGCTCGGTTCCATGCATCGAAAAGAGTCAGTTCTTTGGGCCTGCTCCTCCCGGTTTGATTCGACACTGAATCACCACCATCAGTTTCGACTTCAGAAGCAAATATCGCTTCTAAAGTCGTCTCCTCTGATGTGAGAGCACCGTCCACCGTGGGATCCTCTTTATCAACAAAGATTCCACAGCCCCTTAGACTTTGTCGCAGCTCCCTTTCGGGCGACAAACGCTGAAACCATGAAGTAGGAAATATCAATTTTACGTTTCCACTTTTCATGAGTCC